GGCCGGGGCGGACGGCGCGGGTGCTCGGGGCGGAGGATAAGGATTCGAAGCCGGTCATTCTCAATCGGCCGTACGAGATGCAGGGCAAGCGGCCTCGGGCATTGCCGTTCGGGACACCGGAGGAGAAGCGGGCGGCGCTGGCGCGCGTGTCGGATCCGAATGACGCGGCAACGCTGCACAATCTCCGAAACGGCGGGGTCTACGGGCTGACCGTCGAAGTCGGCAAGGGGTACAAGTCGCGCGTCGATCAGGGCGCCGACGAGCTCGGGCAGCTGTTCCAGGCGGAGCCGCAGTTGTTTCAGCTGCTCGGCGATATCTACCTGCGGTTCCGGGATTTCCCGGGCCACGAGGAAGCGGCCGATCGCATCCACAAGATGCTGCCGCCCCAGCTGCAGGATCAGCAGGACGGGCAGGATCCGAAGATTCAGCTGGAGCGGGCGAAGCAGGCGCTCCAGGCGATGCAGGCCAAGCTCCAGGAGCTGGAGCCGGAACGGATGAAGGCACAGACGCAGGCGACGATCGCCAAGCTCAAGTCGGATACCGACAAAGCGATCAAGCTGGCCGATGTGCAGATCCAGATCATGAAGGATGCGACGTCGGTGGCGGTGGCGGAGATCGGGGCGATGGCGAAGGGCGTGCAGTCGGCGGATCTCGAGGGCATGAAGGCTGCGGCGCTGGCGCAGCAGCACGCGTCCGATCATGTGGAAGCGGCGAAGCAGCGGGCGCATGAAGCCGGGATGGCCGCGGCGGCGGCGCTCGGCGGACAGGTGGCGTCGGAAGCCGATCATCAACGCGGGCTGGAAGCGGGCGACGCGGCGCACCAGCAGGCGCTGGAGCAGGGCGCCGCAGCGGGCGATCAGGCGCGCGCGACACAGGCGGAAGGGGCGCAGCAGGGGCAGGATGCCGCGGCGCAGGCAGCGGATCTAGCGCCGGCCGCGCCGGCTGGCGGCGAGGCGGACACAGGAGGGTAGCAGCGTGCATGTTGATTGGCGCAAGTTTGTGAAGATCGCCGAATTGGTCGGGCCGATCGCGCTCGCGGCGGCCGGAGTGCCGCCGACGGCGACGGCGCTGGTCATTCATGGGGTGCAGATCGCGGAACAGATCGGGCAGGCCAAAGGGCTGAGCGGTGCGGAGAAGAAGGCGATTGCGATGGATGCGGTGACTACCGGCCTGGCGGCCGTCAACGTCGCGAAGCCGGGCACGATCAACATTCCGGAGCTGTCGGGCGTCGTCAGTGACGGGATCGATCTGACAGTGAAGGCGATCCAGGCCGGGAAGAATATTCCGCTGGCGCCGGCGATGCTGCCGGGGCAGGTGGAAGGGGGCCCGATCTAGGGTCGAGGCGGGTAATCTGCAACGGGCTCGCCGTTCGGCGTATAGTGGTCAGGGCGGCGAGCTCAACTCTCTGAGGTGGTCAAAATGGTGACACGGCGCGCGTTCGTTGGCGGGTTGCTCGGCGTTGTGGCGACGCTGTGTGCGTCGCCGGCGCTCGAGGCGGCGCCGGCAGCTTCGACGGTTCCGGTCGAGCCGGCCGGGTACGGCGAGGCGTTCATGGTCGGGGACGTGTTCACGATCGAGGGCCGGTACGCGGTCAATCCGATCACGCAGCGGTCGACGGGCGTACTCCAGCGGTTCGTCGTGACGGAGACGTCGACGGCGGGCAAGCTCGCGGCGGAGCCGTGGCGCGTGTATCCGCGGCTGATCGACGCGGGGCCGTATCGCAACGTGAACGACGCGGGGCCGTTCCAGGCGTCGGACGTGCGGCGGGAGGCGCCGGTCGGTTTGCAGTTCCATCCGGCGGCGTTCTCGATGACGATGCAGCCGTTGGGCGTCCGGGTGCTGCATTGAAGGGCCGGCCGGCGGCTGGCTCGATCCGGTCGATGGCGAACGATCCGCGGCCGGGTGGGCGGGCGGAGCGCCGCTCGGATCGGTCGATGGCGGCGGCGAACGATCCGCGGGTGACATCCGGGAAGGCGTCCACGGCGGGACGAGCGCGAGCCGACGATCCGAGGGTCGGCACGCATCCGGGCCGTAACCTGGGGAAGTTCTTACATCGGGGGAAGCGATGAAGCGAACGATCGCGGCGCTCGTGATGTGTCTCGCGCTGGCAGCCGTGGCGCTGCAGGCGGTGTCGTTCATTTCGTTCGAGCAGCTCACGGTGGCGGCGTCGTCTACGCCGTTTACCGCGGCGAAGGTCGAGCCGGATCTGTCGGGCGGGTCGCGGCAGGCGGACACGGCGCAATGCCGGCTCGAGGTCGCGGAGATCCGCTACACGATCGACGGGACGACGCCGACCGCGGCTGTGGGCACGCTGCTGGAGCCGGGCGATGTGCTGGTGATCAGCGGGCACGATTCGATCATGCGATTTCGCGGGTTTCGGACAGGGGCCTCGTCGGGGATTCTTGATTGTACGTACTCGGCCAAGTGATGAAGGCTAGAACGCGCTGGATCGCGGTCGCGCTGACGCTCGGGCTGAGCGCTGTGGTGATCGCGCAGCCGCCGGCTACGATCACACCGGCGCTGGCCGGCGTCGCGTCGCTGTTCACGTTCGGATCGCCGGTCGATACCGGGATCAGCAGGACGGCGGCGGGGACGGTGAATGTAGGGAACGGCACACAGGGGGATGCCTCGGGGACGGTCACGGCGACTCAATTTACGGCGTTGGGGCCCGGGGCGTTCGCGTTCGTGACGCGGGGGTTCCTGACCGCGTCGGCCGATGCGTTGTTCACGCTCCGTAATGCTGGTGTCTCGTCTGGCTCCGTCCTGAAAGTCGATGCCCTCCCGACGATCGCCTCTGGATTCGGTACGTCGCCCGCGGTCACGGCAGGCTCGACGCCCTTCGCCGGTTCGGTCAACGTCGGGACGGGAGCGCCGGGCACAGGCGGGGTGATCAACTTCAACGGCACGGCCTTTCCGTCGGCGCCGTTCGTGGTCTGTCAGGATGATTCGTCGCTCTTGGTGGTGCGTTGCACGGCGACAACGACCCAGATGACGATCGCGGCCACGGCGTTGACGGCCTCAGATATCATTTCGTGGGTCGCCATAAGTAGCAAGTGAAAGCGCCTATGGACAACGGCTACGCGACGGCGAGCGACGGCGCGGTCACGGTCGATTCGAACACCGGATCGACGGATGATCTGCAGCAGGAGCTTGCGTCGGAAGTCTCAGTGGTTGAAGCGGACGGGCGTCGGGGCTCGAAGGCCGCTGAACCAACGCTGACGGTGGACGATGCGGAGGCCGGTGGCGCGGTTGCTTCGGTCGAGACGCGCGAGGCGGCGCCGGCCGGGAAGGGCAAGCGGCAGAGCATCCAGGCGCGGATCGACGCAATCACGGCGGAGAAGTACACGACAGCGCGCGAGCGGGACGCGGCGGTCAAGGAGCGCGACACGCTGCGGGAGGAACTCGCGGCGCTGAAGGCGGGCAAGTCGGACGGCAAGGTGGAACCCGCAGCCGGCGAGGCGGGGAAGGCAGCGGCCGAGACCACTCAGCCGGCGGCGAAGGAGACGAAGGTCGGCGGCGTCGATGTCAACGCGGCGAAGTTCCCGAAGTACGCCGAGTGGCTCCAGCAGGGGAATGACGGCGAGCTGGAGGATTGGGTCGACGCGCGGGACGCGTGGAAGGATGCGCGGGCCGCGGTGACGGCGGCGATCGAGTCGGAGCGCCGGGAGCAGTCGACGCGGTTTACGGCGGTGGCGGCCACGTTCAACGAACGCATGGCGCCGGTGCTGGAGGCCGACCCGAAGTTCTACGAGCGGATCGATCCCCGGCTGACGGACACGCCGGCCATGTCGGCGCTGCCGAAGGGCACAAAGCCGACGCTGGCGAACTTCTTGGTTGAGCAAGTGATCAAGTCGGAGCATCCCAAGGAGCTGATGGAGCATTTGTCAGACAAGACGGTCGTTCAGCGCATCGCCACGCTGCAACCTGGAGACATCATCCGGGACTTGACGAAATTCGAGCTCACCCTCGGCGGAGCGACCGAACGCAAATCAGGCCCGGTCGCCGGAGCATCAGACGATGATGACGACGAAGTTGTCGCGGCTGCCGCCAGTTCGATCAGTCGCGCGCATCCCCCGGCTAAGCCTGTCCGCGGGTCGTCGCATGAGCATGTCTCGCCGGATGATGAACCGGGCGAAGATGCTTCCGACGATGAGTGGTACCGCTGGCAGAAGAAGCAAGATGCCAAAGCGGCGCGGGCCTAGTCGGGCGCATCTCCTCACGGTCAATTAGCCGGCGGCACGGTCGAGGGGCCGATGCCGAACACAATCCAGACGCCGACATGGATGGCACGTAAGGTGCTCATGGTCGCGTCGAATACGATCCGGTTCGTCGGCGCAATCACGAAAAAACTGTCGGAGGATTTCATCGCCGAGGGCGTGAAGCTCGGCGCGCAGATCAACGTCCGACTGCCGCAGCGCTTCACCACCACCAAGGGCCAGGCGATCCAGATGCAGGCGCTGGTCGATACCCTGGTGCCGATCACCATCACGGATCAGGCGAACATCGCGTGGGGCTGGTCATCGTTCTCCGGGACGCTGGAGATCCAGGACGCGGAGGATCGGTACATCGAGCCGGCCGGGATCCAGCTGGCGAACACGTACGACGCGGACGGGTTGGCGCGGTGCTATCAGGATGTGTTCTCGGTCGAGGGCACGCCGGGCACGATCCCGAACGCGAACAGCACGTACCTGAACGCGGCGGCCAGGCTGACGAACTTCGCGGCACCGCAAGGGCCGCGGCGGGCGCTGGTCAATGCGCTGATGCGCGCGGCGATCGCCAATGCGAATCTGTCACTGTTCAATCCGCAGACGCAGATCAGCAAAACTTGGACGAACGGCATGTGGTCCGGGGCGGCGCTGTCGTGGGATCAGTGGTACGAGGACGTGAACGTGTTCCCGCACGTCGTCGGGCCGCTCGGGGGCACGCCGACGGTGAACGGCGCGAACCAGACCGGGCTGTCCTTGATTACGCAGGCGTGGACGGCGGCGGCGGCGCTCCGGCTCAAGAAGGGCGACGTGTTCACGATCGGCGCGGGCGCGACGGGCGTCTTTGCGATCAATCCGCAGAACTACCGCTCCACGACGCAGCTGCAGCAGTTCGTCGTGACGGCGGATACGAGCTCGAGCGCTGGCGGCGCGGCGACGATTCCGATCTATCCGCCGATCATCGCGACGGGCGCGTATGCGACGGTCGATTCGCTGCCGGCATCGGGGGCGACGATCAACGTGTTCGGGGCGGCCAACACGGTCACGCCGCAGGGGCTCGGGTTCCATCCCTCGGCGTTCGTGATGGCCTCGGCCAATCTGATGATGCCGAACCAGGGCAAAGCCAAGCGGGTCCGGATGAAGGATATCGGGATGGCGCTGCGCTTCTGGGAAGGCTCGGACATCATGACGGATCAGCATCCGTCGAGGCTTGACGGAATCTACGGTTTTAAAACACAGAGGCCAGAATTCTCAGTAAGATTCGCAAGTTGACAAGGGAAGGAGGTACAGCATCATGGCAACTCTCGCAACGCTTTCCGCGGCGCAGGGCATCAACGATCAGACGCTCCTGTTGTCCGCGCTGACGGGTGTGATCACGGGCGGATATCTGCTGGTCGATGGCGAAGTCGAAAAGGTGCTCGGGCTGGTGCCGGCGGCGGCGACGACGCCGGTGTCGGTGCTGCGCGGGCAGGAGGGCACGTTCAATCAGGCCCATCCGATCTCCGCCCAGGTGAAGGTCTGCGCCGGCATGACGGCGCTGGTCCCGGGTGATTTCGGCGCCGGTCTGCCTGGGGCGCCGGGGGCATTCCAGATTCCGATTCCGCCGATTCCGGTGACGGAGCGCCGGTCGTACTCGGCGGCCGGGGCCATCACGCTGCCGTCGATCGGCAATCACATGATCGCGGAGCTGAACGGCGCGGTGGCGCTCGCAATGACGCTGGCGAATCCGTCGATCGCGCAGGACGGTTCGCGGCTGGTGATCTCCGGCAACGGCCAGGCAGCCCATACGGTGACGTATGCGGCCGGCTTGGGCAACGTCGGCGCGACGGCGGACGTGCTCACGTATGCGGCCGGTCAGGCGCAGTCGGTCGAGCTGATCGCGTCGGGCGGGTTCTGGCAGAACACGTCGATCGTGGCGGGCGCGGCCACGCTGGCCGGTCCGGGTGCGGCGTAATTCGGAAGGATACGCACAATGAACAACTTGCTGTCTCGGCGGGGCGTGTGGCTCGGGGCGCTGGTGCTGGCGGTGTGCGGCGCGTTGGGCGCAGCGATCGCCGAGGCGCAGGTCCAAACCAGTACGGGCGGAGTGTTCCAGCCCTTGCTGTCGTACGTGGTCGAAGGCGTCTGGACGTTCAAGGGCGCGGCGCCACTGAAGTTCGAGGGCGCGACGAACGACGGGATCGCGATGACGATTGCGGTGCCGGATCCGACGGTGGCGGGCACGCTGACGCTGCCGTCGGCCACGGGCGGGGTACCCGTGGTGCTGGATTGCGGCGCCACAGGCGTCGGGAACCAGACGTGTGCGCCGGTCACAGCGACGGCGGCGACGAAGTTCTATGTGGGCACGTCAACGCTCGCCACGAATGCGGCCGTGATCACGTTCCCGACGGCATTCGCGGCGATCACGTCCTATCAGTGCATCGGGCAGGACATCACGACGCGAGCCAATCCGGTGCAGATGATCTCGACCTCGACGACGACGGCGACGATCACGAATACCACCGGCGCATCGGACGTGATCAACTGGATCTGTGCCGGCTACTGAAGGAGAGTGGTAATGGAGACGGAACTCGGCGAACGGCTCCGGCGCTTGGAGATGGAGCTGGAAGCGCTGCAGCGGATCAAGACGCAGGAGGATTATGACGAAGGGGCGCGGCTGCACGCGCTCCACAACGCGCCGTGGGTCAAAGGGCAGTACTCGCATCTGGAGTTCCAGCCCTACACGTTCCAGGCGTTTCCGATGGCGATCTACGGCGTCGGCTACCTCGAGGCGCGGCGGGACCGGGACGCGGCGGACCTGATCCCGGCGTTCGGCCAGGTCGATACGGAGCGGGCGCAGGCGATCCTGGTGGCCGATCGCGAGCTGGCCAAGACGGTCAAGAAGGTCGGGAGCGAGGCGGAGCTGCGGAAGTGGCTGGCGACGGGCCAGTGGTTCGAGACGCCGGGCGATCTCGTCGAGCGGGCCAAGGGGCTCCAGCGGGACATCGAAGTGGCGGCGGCGCATCGGGCCTACGAAGATCGGAACATGGGGGCCGGCGCGCGGCGCGAGATCGAGGCGTTCGACGACGCGGCGGACGGGTTCGTCGTGGAAGTGCCGGAGATGAAGCGGAAGCCGAAGGGGCGGACGGTGACAACGGAGGCGGCGATCAAGGCCGCGGGAGGATTGCATGGCGACAGGCAAGCAGCAGGCCGCGGCAAGCGGTAACCAGGAGAACGCGGCGGCGCGGGCCGCTCGGGAACAAGCGGCGCGTGAACGCGCGGAGCGGGAACGGGTCGCGGCGGCCCATGGCGAGCAGGCGGACCCGGCGGACGTCGCGGCGGACGAGCAGGATGCGGAGGCCGCCGACGCGGAGTTTGGAGAGCGCGAGCCGGGCGACTACGACGGCAAGCAGCACTATCCCAAGGCGCTGTACGGCAAGTACCCGGACGGCACGGTGGTTGTCGAAAAGGTCGAGGACAAAGCCGCGCACGATCGCTTGTTGGAGACGCGGGCGGATCTCGATTGGGCGGAGTCGCCGGCCGATCATGGGCTGGAGACGGCGCCGGGCGGGACGCCGATCGAGTCGTCGAAGCACGCGGGCATCATCGGCACGGTGAACGCGGAGACGGGCGTCGCGGAGACGGTGGCGCAGCGACAGGCGCGCGAATCCCGCGAGCCGCAGGCCGCGAAGAAGTAGCACGGTCGTCCGCCCGGCGGCCTGAAGGTCGCCGGGCGTTTCCTCGGGAGGTGCGGCGCATGACGTGGCGCGATCTGATCAAGCTGGCACTACAGGATCTCCGCATCTACGGGGCCGTCGGGAACGTGTCGGCGGAAGATGAGGCGCTGGCGACCGCGCATCTCAACGACTGGCTCGATGCGCAGCAGAACGATCTGTCCGCCGTCTCAGAGATTCGGCGAACCACCTGGGTGCTGACGGCGGCGGCCTCCTACGCGGTCGGCATCGGTGCGGCGGTCAACGTGCAGCGGCCGGTCAGTCCGCAGGCGATCGCCGGGGTCGGGTTCATCGACGGCAACATGACGGGCTCGCCGGAGATCGCGGTCAATCCGCCGCTGAACCCCTCGGAGTGGCAATCGATCGCCTATAAGAGTTTCTCGTCGCCACAGCCGGCCGGCTGGTACTACGAAGCCACGATGCCGACCGGGACGCTCTCGCCCTATCCGGTCCCGTCATCGGGAACCTTGCAGGGCGTGATGTATTCCGCAGTGTCCGTCGCGGAAGTCACGAACCTCGCGGCGGTGTTGGCGCTCCAGCCCGGCATGCGGTTGTGGCTGCGGAAGGCGCTGAAGATCGAGCTGGTCGATCCGTTCCGTGTGCCGGTCGCGGAACAGACGCTGTTGCGGTGGAAGCAGGAGCGGGACGACGCGGCGGCGAACGTCGGACGCATGAACGAGCGGCTCGAAGAAGTCTCCTTCGGTGCGGCCGGGGCGCTGTTCGGCGGCCGGCGCGGGCCAGGTAATGTATACACCGGCCAGTAAATGATTTATCCAGGCTTCATCGGGGCCAGTGGAAAGCTCCTCGGGTTGATCGCGGACATGTCGCGCATGGTGAATCTGTATCTGGAGAAGCGGACGCTGACCGGGCGGCCGGCGCTCTATTCGTGGCCGGGGCAGACGGCCTTCGCGACGACACCGGGGAGTATTGGCGGACGCGCGGCGTTCCAGATGAACGGGCGGACGCTGTTCCTGATGGGCGGCGATCTCTACGATCTCGCAGTCGATGGGACACCGACGTTGCGGGGCTCGGTGCCGCAGGACGGGGCGCGCGGCTATATCACGATGAACGGCGCAGCGGGCGCGCAGGCACTGATCGCGAGCGCGACAAATGCCTACGCGTTGAACCTGAATACGAACGTCCTGTCGGCGGCGGTGTTGACTGGCGCGGCGCATCAGATCGGCTACCTGGATGGCTACGGCATCGCGTTCGATCGGGTGCTGTCGCGAATCCGGCTGTCGAACCTGAACGATTTCCTGACCTGGGATCCGACGCAGTTCCTGGGCCGGAACGATGCGCCGGATAACTGGCTGGCGATGTGCGTCAACGCGCCGGATGTGTGGCTGATCGGCGAGCAGACCGGGTGCGTGCTCTACGATGCCGGGTCGTTTCCCTTCCCGCTGGCGGTGCGGCCGGGGTTGCAGTTCGCGTGGGGCATTGCGGCGGCCGATTCGATCGCGGCGTCGGGGGACTCGGTGCTGTGGGTGTCGCGTAACCGGGATGGCGAGGGGATCGTGGTGCGGGCGCAAGGCTATGTCCCGCAACCGTTTTCCAGTGCGGCGCTGGAGACGGCGATCGCCCGCTATGCGCGAGAGGCGCGGATCGACGATGCCGAAGGGCTCGGCCTCCAGTGGGAGGGACACTCGTTCTACGTGCTCCGGTTCCCGTCGGTGCCGGCGACATGGTTTGCTGATCTGACGACGGGCGAATGGGGCGAGCTCGGCGCGTGGAATGCGCCGCTCGGGCGGTTCGACGCGTGGCGAGCGCGCGTGCACTGCCTCGCGTTCGATCGGCATTTGGTCGCGGATAGCGGGTCGGCAGTGATCGCGTTCCTGGACATGACGAGCTCGGTCGAGGCGGACGGCTCCGCGATGCGTCGGCTGCGGATTCCGCCGTCGTTGCTGGCGCATGACGGACGGCCGATCATCGTCGATCGGCTTCGGTTGCTGATGCAGACCGGCATGGGGACGCAAGACGGGCAGGGCGCGGCGCCGGTGGTGCTGTTGCGGGAGTCCGAGGACTACGGGCAGACGTTCGGCGCGGAGCGGCAGGCGTCGCTCGGGGCGGTCGGCAAGACGTGTACGGAGGTGCTATTCACGCGGTCCGGGCAATTCATTACGGGCTATGTGCCGGAGATCGTGATTACTGATCCGGTGCCGGTGCGGATCGTCGGGTGCGATATCGAAGGCGACAATCTCGGGATTCAGCAACAGGGCGTGCAGCTATGACGGTGATCGCGTCGCCGCCAACGCAGGACAGCGTGATCGAACTCGATCCGCGGGATCCGGAGCGGCGGACGCCGTTTACCATGGCGCGCGTGTGGATCGTGTGGCTGCTCCAGTCGCTGATTCCGCGCAT